AGAGGTGAAAATGCCATTAAAATTTGTCCTCTGAGTCTGACCAGACTTTGCTAGCCGTTGCTTTTGCAAAAGATTCCACAGGCAATAGAGCAGCGATGTCCCATTCATCGGCATTTATTTCTAAAAATCTAGATTGAACGTGTCCAGATAAGTATCGTTTGATACATGGAGTCGCTTCATAGATTTTAGATGCTCTTTTCAAAAAGTCGTAACTAATTCTAAATCTTGTGGTTTCATCATAATCACGGTTATTCAAAATTGTACTTAACTTGTCGAGAAGAATGATTCGTCGCTTTGGGTGAATGTAATGTAAATTCAACCCTAAAAAGCCGTCTGAGTATCGTTCTATTGGAATAACCAATGGGAACCTATCGTAATATGGCAACGAATCTTTCGTCTTTGGATCATAATAGTAAAAGTACATACGACCAATGATAGACTGATTTTTTAATCGTTCACGATCACGCATTAAATCACCCTTAGTGGGCCTGAGTGTCGGAACTTTGGACTTTAGCCAAGCACGTGCCTCACGTGAACGTGGAGCATATCCTGATTTTGCAAGGGATTCCTTAATTCTATCAATAAGTCGTTTCGCCATCTTATATTTATCTGATACCCAAATGCTTTTCAGTCAAAATCTGAAACTGCCACCCGTGATCTTTGCAAAATTCTTCGGCAGCATACCATTTAGCTTTGTTGATTTCGTAAGTGATGGCTTCTTGGAGATATGTTTTTGTCTTGCGTTTTTGTGTTGGCGGTTGAGTTTGTTTCTCTGGTTTGACCTCTATGATGTAAGTCATCACTGTACCATCTGCTTTACGCATCTTGGCAATAAAGTCTGGGAAGTAACGATGCTTCTTTTTGTCAACTGGGCTATAATAGGGTATAGGCAACTCTTCCGAACCCCACCAAATGACGTTCGGATTCTCATCTAAATAATTCATTACCTTTATCTCCCACGTAGACCTATAGATGATATTGTTTGCATCACCCTTATATTTCTGTGGGTTTTTCGGTCTAAATCTTCCTTTATTTGACATAAATACTATCTAGTCAATCTAAACAGGAACTCACATGGCATTTTTTGGTCTTACGGATATAAAATTCAATCAAATTGAGCCAAGAAAAATTGGCGCACTGGCGGCATTAGAGGGTTCATCATATCAAAAAAGCACACTTAAATATCCACTAGACGTTGGAAGTGCCGACAAAGGCCACTACATGGTGTTCTTTGTAAGAGAACAAAAAAATACACAATACTCCGTAGGTCTTAGGGGTGGACAAACCTTCTCAAAAGAAACTGAAAGACAAATACTTGATGGCTTGAGGGGAAGTTCTACTTTCTCAGGCGGTGGATTTGGCATTGGTAGAAATACTTTCGCTGATACTATAAATTCGGCATTGACTAATGTGATCTCAAAAGGCACATCATCATTAACTAAAAACTTTGGCTCCGGTGGTGTTGCAGGTAAAATTGCTGGAGCGATTGATGGATTTGTAAAAGGTCCTCAGCCACAAAGACAACTTACCGATAGACAAGGCACAGTCGAAACCTCAGTCAAATCAATCATTGATAAGAACGCTGGCACTGCTGCTGGTGGATTCTTAACAAGAACGCAGTTGACAACGGATGCAATTGCACTGTACATGCCAGACACTTTGAATTTCGATTCGAATGCAAGTTATGATACAATTAGACCGGGCGATGAAATGTTGGGTCAAGCACTTGTTGCAGCACCAAATTTGATTGAAAGAGTCAGAGCAGGTGATTTAAAGGGCGCAGTTGCGGCAGTTGGCAAATCAGGACTTGGTTCACAGTTGATTCGAAAAATTGCAGAAAATGCCGGTGTTGGAGAAAATCTCTCACGCATAGGAGCGTTCGTTGCCACTGGCGGTGTAACAAACCCAATGCTTGAAATGATATACACTGCACCAGAATTTCGTTCATTTCAATTTGAGTTTATGTTTTTTCCAAGAAGTGAACAAGAAGCGTTTCAAGTACAAAAAATTATCGAACGTTTTCGTTTTCATCAAGCACCAGAACTGATGGGTGGTGTTGCCAATCAAACTGGATTGTTGATACCTCCTTCTGAATTTGACATTAGATTTTTTTATGCTGGCAGACAAAATCCAAACATACCGCCAATCGCCACTTGTGTTTTAGAAAACATTCAGATCAATTATGCGCCACGTGGTTTTGCCGCATATGAATCCGTAGGCGAAAACAGTGCTGCTTTAGGTAGAACGGGTATGCCAGTGGCGATTCAAATGTCGCTCAGATTTAGAGAAATCACATACATTACAAAAGAAGATTTTGATATGGCAACCAGTACATCTAGTGCTGGACAAAGACCTAATGTGGAAGGTATGAAACAAGGAATATTTGCAAGAAAATAAAATGGCAAACTTTTTTAGACACTTTCCGTTAACTTTTTATGCTTCGGCAAATAATAATAGTAGTTTAGATACTGTTACAAATATAACGGCACGATTTGGCTTTTTATCTTCGATAAAAGAAAATTCTTCGGCGTTTTATCCATATGAAGTCAAAGACTCTGACACGCCAGAAATTATAGCATCTAAGTATTATAACGATTCAGAAAAACATTGGATCGTTTTATTGTTTAATGATATCATTGATCCACAATATGATTGGCCATTAAACTATCCAAATTTTATTAATTACGTTAATCAGAAGTATGCGGCGAATGGTGCTTCGAATACAACTGTACAATCTGGTTTAACTTGGGCACAAAATGGAAATAATGTACACTCGTATTATAAAGTAGTTACTAGAAGTTTTGTGTTGAGTGGACCCGAAGATAAAACAATATCCGAAAAAATACAAATCACGGCGAACACATATGCAAACGTAAGTGTCACTTCCGACACATACACTCTACAGAATGGAAGACAAATAAAAGAAACTGTTTCAAAAGAACGATTAACTTATTATGACTACGAAATGCAAGAGAACGAAGCGAAAAGAGAAATCCGTCTTTTAAAGCCACAATATGTTACTGTGGTCATGGAAGAGTTTAAACAGTTGATGAATCCGTAATGAATTTAATTGATTCCACACAGTTTATTGTTAAAGAAGTATCCATTCAAACCAAGGGTGGGGCTTTAAACATAACCGATTTGATTGAAGAAATCCATCTTTATGATAATCTTTTTTTGCCCGTCAGTTCTGGCGAAGTATTAATAACTGATGCTGCCAAACTTCAAGAAAGAGTGTCGCCGAATGGTGATCCGATTCAGTTTTATATAACTAAAACTCCTAACGATGATTTTGCTTCTTTTGTTAAGATTTTCAGAATCTATCACATATCAACTCGAAAGAATGTAAACAATACGAGTGAATCTTATATTATCCACTTTGTGTCCGATGAACTAATTTATTCGGAGCAAAAGAAATTGTCTTTTGGTTTTGACGGTAAGTATTCTGATTTGGTAAGAAAGATATTGACGGACAGTAGAATTGGATTTGGTTTAGATACAAAGAAGATATCGGAAATCGAACCAACAAACGGCATAAGAAAAATCACTGTGCCTAATTTGCCTCCACTTGATGCTTTGGAGTGGTGCGCCAAAAGGGCCATAAACGACAAAAATGTTCCTGACTATGTTTTTTATTCAAACATTGCGGGATATAATTTTTCTTCTTTATCCAGGCTTTTATCAAAAAATCCTATTCTAGATATAACATTTACCCCAAAAAATTTAGATACGGGTGAAGCAATTCTTGAAATGGGAAGAGCAAGAGGTTTTGAAATTGTTTCACAAGAAGACACGATAACAAAAATTAAAAGTGGTGTCGATGCGGGTGTGTTCATAGGTTTTGATCCTCTTACAAGAAGCATAGGTGAAAAAACAATAAATGGAGATGATACTTTTGCCAGCATGTCACACGCAAATAAGAATGCAGCAGGCACTGAAATAATTAACAGAGATAGGACTTCTGTCAAAGATAATTATCAAGGTAATCAGGTTTTGAGTTCGAATCAAGCGAATAGAAAAAACAGCAAGTATGTGAAGAAGAATGATCCTTCTTCAATTTCAAAAGAAGAAACTCAAGAATTATTCCTTCAGCAAAGAAAAGCTATATTAACTAGATTGATGGAAAGAAGAATGAGAATTGTGATGCCAGGCAATTTTCAGTTGTCTTCTGGTTTTATGGTAAACGTAATTTCTCCTGGCTTTGGTGCTGCGGCAAAAACGGATGAGAAAGACTTTGATAAAACTATATCCGGAAAATACATTATTGTTGGTACTAGACATATTCTAAGTCTTCGTCGCCATGTCACAGTGATTGAAGTTGCCACAGATTCTACAAATGAAACACAGAAGTATTCAACAACACAATCGCAAGAAAGTGCTTTGAAAGCATATGATAAAATTACACGTGCGGGTTAAACTATGATAGAAAATAAAAAAAATTTTGCAGGTAAAGATGGATTTATCTGGTGGACTGGAGTAATAGAAGACAGACAAGACCCATTAAAATTAGGTCGTTGTCGAGTTCGTTGTGTCGGTTGGCATTCTGCTAATAAAATGGAATTACCTACCAATAGTTTGCCTTGGGCTGTTCCAAGTATTCCTGTAAACTCTGTTAATGTGTATACTCCAAATGAAGGAGATATGGTTTTCGGTTTCTTTCTTGATGCCGAAAATGCTCAACAACCTGTAATGCTGGGTTCTTTTCCTAGTATACCATTAAAAGCACCAAACAATCAAGATCCGTTTAATGATCCAAGAACTGATGCACAATTATCTTCTGCACCAAGACCACCAAAATCTAAAACGTATAAGACGGATGGAACTGGAATACAAATCACAGAAGAAAGTAAAGCATCTTTATATCCTAATATTTTAGATGAGCCAACAACTTCTAGAATCGCACGAAATGATTCGGACACAATTCAAAAAACATTTATTCAAGAACGCAAAACTAATGTAGTGAAATCTGTGCCGACATACAATGGAACTTGGAATGAACCTGAAACAAAATATGGAACGAAATATCCATATAATAATGTTACGGAAACTGAATCAGGACACATTATGGAGTTCGATGATACTGTCGGCAAAGAACGCATTCATCTTGCTCACCGTAATGGATCATTTCAAGAATGGTTTCCTGCCGGCGACAAAGTGGAAAAAGTTACAAAAGATAATTATGAAATAGTTATGGGTAATGATCGTGTTTACATTATGGGCAAATGTTTTGTGACTGTGCAGGGCGATGCTGAAGTATATGTGAAGAAAAATGCATTCGTAAAAGTTGATGAGAATGTTACTGCTCTTGTAGGAAAAAATGTTACTGCTACAGTTAAAGGAGATGTCACTGCAACAGTTGATGGAAATTTGAGTGGCACAATTAGAAAAAATGCCACACTGACAGTATCACAGCAATTAAAAGCAACGTGTCAGACTTTAGATATATCAGCAAGTGGATCGGCATCAATTAGATCGGGTGGTGTCATGACAATAAGAGGATCAATAATTAGGCTGAATTAAAATGAAACATGAATTTATTATTTTGCTTGAAGGTGAACTTAAAACTTATGATCGTTGGGAAGATATACCTAAAAAGTTTGATGCGGTGATTAAATTTAATCCGTACATGCCGCCACCGCCACACTCGAAAGAAGATCATGATGAAATAGAATCTTGGATGCCTAGATTCAAAGAGTTAATGTCTAGAGGTAGTTTTTAATGGCACTTTCGGAATATGGTAGACAATTTACTCCAGTTCCTGCTGGAGAAACTGTAGTTTTTACACATCCTAAAATGGATGTTGATGCTGGACAGCCAGTAAACATTACTTACGTTAATGCAATTGTTGATAAGGGACTTGCCACGGAAACGGCGATAACTGGCGTTACAATGGTAAACACAAGTTGTATTCTTATCACTGCTGGAATTGTGCAAACATATCAAGTGACATTCACTTTAACTGGTGAATATGGAGAAGATTTAGCAACTAGAGACATATATCAGGTGATCAATTCAAATAATTACATAGAAGATCAGCCAAGTTTTTATGGCTCAGATTCAAAGCCCGAAGGGGATTTTGTTGTAACAACATATAATTCGTATTCAACTTTGATTGCAAATAGGGCACCAACACACAGTTCTAAAACTGGATGGAATCATCTTATAAAATTTTATCCGGATGATTCTTTAGAAAAATTGGCAGTTTTCAATTTTCAAGGAACAGTTAGTGCGAATTCTGGCATTATTCAATATGTACATTTGATACCGACTAGACATTTTACAAGATTAAATTCGTTAGTTAATAGCGTATATGTTGAAGAGAATCCAGAAGATCCAACGAGAGTTGTTCAACAGTATCAATTTGAAGCGGATACGTTCACGGGTAATGGAGTTTTGACCACATTTGGACCTTTGTCGAGAACTCCTTCATATAAACCCGGTACAACGGAATATAATATTGCAGTTTATTTTGAAGGTAGTTCAATAGTTGTTACACCTTCGATGTATACCGTAAATGGAAATTTTATAACTTTTACTTCACCGCCGCCAGCGGGACCAATAAAAATTTATCCAACAGAAGACTCTGGTGCATGGTTATCTGAAGGACAGGGTGTGGATACACCACCCAGTTACACTACTAACCCACCAGGTTGGACTTAAAGGAGAAAAATATGCCAGCAGCATGTAGGATTGGAGATACAGATATTACACATTGCTCAACTCCCATAAGGGCTCAAGGCTCAACCAATGTTTTTGTGAACGGCATACCTTGGAGTTGCCAGGGACATATTAATACACCTCATTTGGTGCCAGGCGATAAGCCTTGTTATGTGCATGTTGGTGCTATATCTGGTGGTTCTAGCACAGTCAGAGTGAATGGTAGAGGTGCAGGTCGAGTGGGTGACGGAATTGGTGGATGCACGGCAGTTGCTGCCGGTTCACCAAATGTTTTTGCCGGTTGAATAAATAAAACATGACTACTACAATCACATCCAATAATCCCAGAATACCCTCAGAGAGAACGTATAGGGATTTAAATTTGGCATTTACAGTTCATCCTGTTAAAAAGGACATAGCGAAGCATCTAAATGAGTATGCTGTAATTAACTCCGTCAAAAACTTAATCTCCACTAACTTTTATGAGCGTCCGTTTAGGCCCGAAATTGGAAGCGGACTAAGAAGTTTATTGTTTGAGAATGTTGATCCAATCATTTCTGCTCAAATAGAAAGAGCGATTATAGAAACGATATTGAATTATGAACCCAGAGTTAATGTTACGGAAGTAATAGCAACAGCGTATCCAGATGAAAATCGATACAATATTTCAATGACATTTTTTATTATCAATAATCCTAATCCAATTACCATTGATTTCTTCTTAGAGAGAATTAGATAAAAATGGCAGATCGTTTAACCGTAACAGAACTTGATTTTGACTCAATCAAGAATAATTTAAAAACGTTTTTAAATCAACAGTCGGAGTTTACTGATTATGATTTTGAGGGTTCTGGCTTAAATATTCTCTTGGATATTTTAGCATATAACACCCACTATCAAGCATATTACTTAAACATGATTGCAAATGAAGCATTCATGGACACCGCTTTACTTCGTGATTCTGTCGTTTCTCACTCAAAAGTTTTAGGATATATTCCACATTCACGTAAAGCGGCACGTGCCGTAATCAACTTTAGCGTGGTAACAAATACAGTAGATGATACCACAATTACGATTCCAAAAGGCCATAGATTTATTTCAAATGAGGTTGATGGTGCTTCTTATAATTTCGTCACACTCTCGAATTATACCGTAACGAAATCTAATACTAATTTTTCTTTTTTGAATTTGCCCCTCTATGAGGGCCAACTTGTATCTTATTCATTCGTTCAAGAAAACGCTTCAAATCCAAAACAACTCTTTATACTTCCTGATCCGAACGTAGACACATCAACTTTATACGTCACTGTGCAGCCATCGCCGGCAAACACAGACTTTTCAGTTTATACGTTGTCAACTGATGCGTCAAATACAACTACACAATCTGAAGTATTTTACTTACAAGAAAACAGAGCGCAGCAATATGCAATTTATTTTGGCGACAATATCATAGGCAAAAAAATACCAGACGGCTCAGTTGTAACTGTTGAATATCTTGTTACGAATGGAAGTGCGGCCAACAAAGCCAATAATTTTATTTCGACTGATTCTTTAACGGATTCACTAAACAATTCTCGTACAGATTTTATCATTGATCCAATAACTGAGGCTTCGGGTGGTTCCGAAAGAGAGTCTGTTGATCAAATTAAGTTTTCTGCACCACTGCAATTTACAACACAGAATCGTTTAGTCACTTTTCCAGACTATGAATCTTATATTATAAAGAATTATCCTTTTGTAGATTCTGTTTCCGTTTGGGGCGGAGAAGATGAGTCACCTCCAAAATTTGGTATCGTTTATATTGCTATCAAGTCTAAGGTAAACTATTTTCTTTCGGATGTTGAGAAACAAAAAATTATCGACGAACTAATTAAGCCTAGAGCAATCGTTGCTATTAACACCGTGTTCCGTGATCCAGAGTTTCTGTATTTACTGGTGTCTTCTGACGTTACCTATAATCCAACAAAAACTAAACTCAGTGATACACAACTTAAATCGGCAATTAGAAATGCCATTCTCAATTACAAGACCGTAAATTTGGATAAGTTTGGTTCACAATTCATTCTATCTAAAGTGCAAGATACGATTGATTCTGTGGATACAAATGCGATTATTGGTTCAAGTGTATCAGTTCGTTTACAAAAAAGATTCACTCCAATTTTAAACATTTCGACGCCGTATACTATTAATTTTAATGCACCTCTGCGTAGAGGTACTATTGGCAATAAACTGACTTCAACAATTTTTACAGTAGCAGACTCCAATGGAGTTGACCGTGAAGTACAATTTGATGAAGTTCCACAATCTTTCTCCGGTGTTTCTTCGATTCAAGTTATAAATCCTGGAGCAGGCTTTACTTCTCAACCCACAATTACAATTGAAGGCGATGGAACAGGAGCAAATGCTTCAGCAACAATCGTGAACGGTAGAATCCAAAGTATCGAAATGGTCAACCGTGGTATTGACTACACACGTGCTACTGTTACTATTACTGGTGGTGGAGGTTATGGCGCAACTGCTTCAGCAGTGATCGATGGAAGAACCGGTACAATTCGCACAGTTTATTACGACTCTTTTGCTCAGAGACAAATTGTAGATGAAAATGCTGGCGAAATTGACTATGATGTTGGTTCAATTAAAATATCAAACATTAACATCAAAGGCACACAGTCTGTTGAGGGTGATATTCGAGTTACGATTGAATCGGAAAAAGGCATTATAAGTACAGAAAAAAATACAATAGTTACAATAGATCAAGATGATCCAACATCAATCAGTACAACGTTAGAAACTGTATAATGTCCGTAGATTTAAAAACATCGATACTTGTTAATCAACAGGTACCAGAATTTATCCGTGATGAATATCC